TGGATTGCTTGAAACAAGATACAAACGACCCACAAACAAACTACTATGTTTGTCAGTATATGGACAAAGCAGAGCAATTCTTAAAAGATTGCGAAAAGGAGTGTTAGACTATGTATATTTTTGAAATTGAAAGACCAAAACAAACATTAAAAGATTTTCACCCAAAGGGAACGACTGTTACGCTGAAACTTGATTATGGGGAATGTATTCTCCTTGACCACGCTTTACACGAATACGAAAAAGCTCACCCAAATATGACAGACGAAGAAAAATATTTTGAGTGGCAGTTTATTTTTTTAAGAGATATTTTGAAAAATGGAAACATTGACGGGTTTTGGTGTGGTGTGTATGCAGAAGAGTTTCCATCTAAAAACGCAGAAGTTGTAAAATTATTAAAAGATAGCGAGGTGGAAAAGTAAAATAAGAAAACCTGTTATTTTACTTTTAAGGCGGAAACTAAAATAAAGGAGAATAAATATGAAAAAGATTAAAATTACAGTACGTTGGTTTGACGGTTTCAAAAGGGATTTCTTTCCTGTTGAATATGAGTTCGGCAATTCTTATTTGTGGATGAAATTTGAAGATAAAGAAGAATGGCTTCCGCTTGTACAGATAAGAAATATCAAGACTTCTGAAATAAAGGAGTAACTATGTTTGAGAAAGAATCAGAAGAATGGGTAAAAGAAAATATGGATTGTTGTAAAACAGATAATTCTGTAAATCAGTCCATTCCATATTTTGATGAAGAAGAAAGATGTTGTGCTAAAAGTGCTTTTCAAGACGGTGCAGAGTTCGGCTATAAGAAGGGATTTGAAGAATGTGCCAAAGCAAGGCTAAATGTTACAACTATATCAGACTGTCCGATTAAAGATGAATGGCATTATGTGAAAGACGGATTACCACCAATTAAAAAGGAGTATAATGGCAGAAGTGAACTTGTTCTAGTCTTATCCAAAGAAAAGGAAATGCAATATGCACAATATGTAGAAAAGGAAAAGACTTGGGCGAGAGGTATTTGTGAAATCAATTTTAAGCCTTACGCTTGGAAAGAAATTGTACTTCCAGAACTTCCAAAGGAGTGTGAATAATGTTTTATAAATTCAGATGCCAGAAATGTAATAAGCTGCATCAGGTTGATATAAAAATGGCTGATTATGACAAAGAAAAAGATAATCAGGTATGTCCGGCCTGTAATGGCAAGTTGGAACGTGTAATAGAATGGCAAGGAATTGCAACCGGAAATGGTGCCGGATGGTGTGGAAAATCAGACGGTAAAGCAATATAAAAGGGAGATATAAAATGAATGTTTTTGAAATTATTTGTATGATTTTTGGTATTTGGGTTGTATCTTTTATTAGGCCTACAGAATGGAAATATATTAATAATAAACAATTACTTATACAGATAATCCATTACACCATTGTTTATTTAGGCGGATTAGCCTTAATTATTTTTCCGTTGTATTTTCGCTATTGGAAGTGATATAATAAAGCTATGAAATTTGAGCAAGAAATATGTAGAGATTGCGAAGGAACAGGAAAGATTCTGGGTAAACCTTGCAAACGTTGTAACGGCTTAGGATATATCAACGTAGAAAAAACTAATCAGTTTAATTATTGCGGCTATTGTGGAACACCATTAAATAAGCAGCCAAAATGTCCTAAGTGTGGAAGGATTAATAAATAATGAGTGAAATTGAGATAAAAAATCCTAAACCATTCTCAGAATCCTGGAATGATCTTCCGGAAAGTATGAAAATCTCTTGTAGACAATCTGCAGAAGCTCAGGAAGAAAGATTAAGCCGATTGCAGCATATAGAGTGGGAAAAACAGCATAATTTAAGAACTGTTTATCCAAAAGTACAATGGACTGATTATGGTTCTCTAAAAGATACAAGTATTAATCTTGCTGTTGAATCTCTAAGTTTAATGGCTAAAAGTTTTACACAAAAGATAGCAGATTACGTTGAAAGCCAGATAAAAGAATTTCTGGAAGATAACAAAATCTCAGAAAGGCAATGGCTGAAACGTGGAGTAATTCAGAGCCAACCACCGGAAATTGGTTGCCAATCATACATCCTTTATTATAAGAATTGGAGAATGGAAGTAAGAAGAAAAATCACCGTTGAATATAACTTGATAACAGGGCAGTAAAATTATGGAATATAAAAATATTACTTTTGATAAAAAACATTTACGAAATTGTTTAAGAACACTAAAAAGATATTTTTTAATAGAAATTACAGAAATCTATAATAATTCATTAGGTGTTAGTCAAACAAATAGTTGGAAAGGTAAATTAAAAGATTACTCTTTTAATTCATATTCTGAAAATGCTTTTTGCGTTTTGGAGCTTAAAATTGGGAATTGTGAATTATCATTTGATATTCCTTATGATTCAGAAGTTTATTATGGAGATATAAGAAAGCATGAAAAATATATAATAGATTACATCAATTCCGGCCCTCATTGTCAGTATATTTTTAAGAGAATAATTTGAATTATATTCCTAATGACAATTAAAGTTTATTGCAGATGGAATTATTGGGGAGTATAAAATTAATGGCTGATATTGTTATTGATAAAGAAATTGTATCTAAAGATTATGAAAAATATAAAAGCTGCTCAGTTATTTGTAATGCCATTTAATAGGGAAATTGAAAAAATCATAGATGAAACTACAAATCAGGTGTTAAAATGGAATTAAAAACTTTTAAAAAGATTGTCAGTGTAGTTACAACAGTTGTATTTTATATTTGTTTTTTTTCTTTATTATTTTTGCTTCCGGATTTAAAGTCTCGTATAATCGGTGGAATTCTTGTTTTTATCATTGTACTTTGTACCATTTATAGACAAGGAGTAAAATACGGAATGAAGAAAATTGATGAAAATGAACTCCCCATGACTAGACATTTTTTTACTAATGACAATTAAAACATTATAGTGTAAAATATCTTTATAAATTATATATCAGGTATGTTGAGAAATCTGCAGCCGGTTATTGTTGAAAAAACAATGGCCGGCTTTTTTATTTTAAATTTTCTTGTTTGGGAGGAACCTTTATTATGGCAAGAGAAGAAATTAATGTTGATAAACTTCTACGACAGAGAGCAGCTTTTGACAGACGAACAAGTTTTGATAAGAATAATAAAAAAAGTGTAGCCTATAATGAACTTGTAAAAACAAAGGAAAAAAGCCAGAACATTTTTAACACTTACTTCTTTCAAGATAAAGGCCGTGAACATGGTGCTGATTCTGTATTCTACGATCCTTATTTTGTATCATCTAACTGCTTTGAAAATATCAGAACTATTTCAAGAATTCAGTATGGTGGAATACACTGTAGAACTTTAAGGGCTGTAGCATCTAAAGCCTGGATTATTAATACTTGTATCAATCATATTTCCAGAAAGATTAAACCGTTCTTAAAGCCGGTTACAAGCCGTAATGAACGTGGTTTTATCATTCATAAAAAGTTTGATAACCTTATCAGCAAGAACAGAAAAGAAGATAAAGAGTGTGATAGAATCCGTGATTTTATTTGTGCAACAGGTAATTACACAGATCCTAGCCGTGATGATTTTGTAAAGTATTGTACTAAGCTGCTGAGAGATGAACTTACTTTAGACCAGATCGCAACAGAAATTCAGTTTAATAAAAAGGGTGAACCGGTTGCTTTTTTTGCCGTGGATGCAGCAACAATTGAACGTGTTATTCCTGAGAAACAGAATGAAACAACTTTCCGTTATCTGCAGATTGTAGACGGTATGCCGGCTGCCGGTTATACAGATGAAAATATGATTTTCGATTTTGAAAATCCTAGAACAGACATTTATCATTCAATGTATGGTTATTCACTTGTAGAACAGGCTGTAGACCTTATTACATCAGTTATCAATACATTTATTTATAATGCCGGAAACTTTACAGAAAACAGACTTCCAAAGGGTATGTTATTGCTTAATGCTGATGCTAACTCAGATGTAATTGACGAAATGGAAGATTACATTACAGAAATTATGTCTGGAGGCCCTTTGAATCAATGGAGAATTCCTATCATTCCTAGTGGTGATAAGGATGCAAAACTTGAATGGAAAGCAATTAATACTAACCGTGAAATGGAATTCCAGGCTTGGATTGATTACCTTATTTCTGGTGTTTTGGCCTTGTTTGGCTGTTCTGCTGATGAAATTGGTATGTCTATTCAAAAATCACAGCCGGTAGTAGATAGTTCTAGTGGTGATAGAATGTCTGCTGCAAAGAGTTCTTTACTTGGTGATTTACTTGTTTTCTTTGAATCTTACATGAATAAAATCATTTCAAAACTTAACTCTGATTATGTTCTTGAATTCGTAGGATATGAAAAAGATAATCCTAATACAGTTGCAGACTTGGATGAAAAAGAAGTAAGAACCTGGAAGTCAATTAATGAAAAGAGAGCAGAAAAAGGCCTTGATCCAATTGAATTAGATAAGATAGATAATCCGGCTGATTTAC